CAACATTGGCTGACCGTTAAGTTTTTTCATTTGTATCTCTCCTCTCAAAATGTGTACACATAAATGTACGAGTCATTCTTTACATCTTCTATTGTCGGTTTCTTCGGATTCTTGAACATTTCCAAGTATCTCTTTTCCTGGTCTTCGGTTAAATCTCCAAAGTCCGTTCCGTGATTCGTTAATCCGGCAATCACGATGGTCCCTACATATACCGCTCCGTTGATCTCAACATTCGGTTCTAACCCTATCAGTTTCCCCTCATCGTTGCAGATCACACATACATTGTCATCAAGGGAATAGGTGGTTTCAATCCATCCATCCACAATATTCTGCAGCTCTACAAGAGTGTTCTTGATTTCTCTGACTTCTGCCTTTTTGCCCGGTTCGATAACTATTGCTCTCATTTTTCTGTCCTCCTCATTCTGAGCATTATCTAATGGACATCTCATCCATTGTTTGTATTATAACACTTTTAAGTTTGAATGTAAATACTTTTTTGAAAAATTTTTCAAAAAATTTTTTTGCGAATGTAAACACTTCAAATCTTGCTTGAATGTAAGCACTTTTTAAAGTCTATATACTTTACCAAATGTAAACAAATGGGGCATTTTTACATTTACCGAATGTAAACAATTTTAAAGTGCCATTTTTGCGCTTGAATGTAAACAAATCTTTATTAAGTTTGATTATTAAATTTGCTTATTAAGTTTAACACATTTTTTTGAATGTAAACACAAAAATTTTTGTTTACATTTAAAGGTACGAAATCCTTATTAACTTCGGCATATGTAAACAAACTTAATAATGCACTTAATAATAAAAGTATTTACATTCAAGAAGAGTCTATATACTTGTTTTTTTTTGATTTTATTAACTTATTAAGTAAAATACTAAATAAAAATAAAAATGATATTTTAAATGTAAATACTTTTTTTATATATAAAAGAACTCAACTTAATACTTAATAACTTAATAATCGTGCATTTTTACATTTAACCGAATGTAAACAAAATCGGCAATTTTTATTCTGCCCGAATGTAAACATTTTTTGATTTACTTTGCGTGATTTTTTGAGTATAATATTAGTACAAAGGAGGTTTGTTTAATGGACCAAACCGGCATTGTAAAACAATTCATCGAACAAAATAGGCGGACTACTTTTGAAGACTCTCTCGAAGAACATACCAAGCAGATCGGCGAGTTTGCGGTTGGATCCGTGGCCGTTAAAGATGCATATGGCAATGCTCTTGAAGCAGTTGGTACGGATAACCGGGTTGAGGACTTTACAACATTCTCTCTTTCTAACGATACCCTTAACTGGTATCTTTGGCTTGCTCTCTATAATGACTCCTGGGTGTTTAAACGCGCAATTGATAAACCTGCACAAGATGAGATCCGATGCGGTATAACAATCCAGGGGCAAGGCGATTACTCTCGTGTGTATGCACGATTAAATAGTTATAGATCAGATTTAATCCAGCTCCTGGAGTGGGGAGCATTGTTTGGTGGTTCGATTGCTTGTTTGATGTTTGATAATGTTAAAGATGAAGATTATCAGAATTCAATGAACATCGATCTGGTTAAACGGTCCAAAACAATGAGGATGTATGTAACCGATCGATGGTATGGGGTAGCTCCATCTCAAGAAACAGTAAAATCAATGGGCAATGTTGATTTTGGGAAACCTAAGTATTATGATGTTACTTTAGCAGATGGACATACAATTAGATTCCATCATGATTATGTTCTTAGGTATGAGCATCGTTTTGCTCCTCCTCTTATCAAGCGCGGAATGCTCCAGGGTTGGGGTTACTCCGAAGGCAGCCATATTATTAATGAAATAACACGAGATGAAAAACTCAAAGCATCGGTCCAAAGTTTGATTGACAAATCGTTGATTGAAGTTATCAAGATGTCCGGAATGCGCGGTGTGTTTATGGGTGCAGACCAGGATAATGAGAATCAACTTCGCAAACGGCTTGAAATGGTAAACTGGGGCAGAACATTCAACTCGCTCACTTTTTTGGATAAGGATGATGACTATCAACAGAACGAATACTCCGGCTTAACTGGTTTGGCAGATATTCTTGAGAAAAATATGTGGATGATTTCGGCAGCTCTTGAAATGCAAGGTGTGCTTTATGGAGATCTTACTAACGGTATGAGCCACGATGAAGATGCACTCGAACGATATGACGAAACTATTAACAATAGATGTGAAAACTTTGTTAGACCGGTTTATGAAAAACTGCTGAGATTGTTCTTTAAACTCGAAGGCATTGAAGGTAGAGTTGAGTTCACTTTTAATTCACTGTTGGTAAAGAAGCACGATGATGATCATATTGAGAGCATCAAGAATTTTGTGGATCTTGCTTCGCAGCTCTTGGGGGATGGCGTAATTAATCTTGCTCAATATGGCAAAGCACTTCAACTTTATACTACTAAGAATATTGTTAATTTTGGGTTTGATGATGAAACGATAAAGAAATTAGAAGAGAAACAAGAAGAAGAAGACGAAATGTTTGATGGGGACCTTATAAATGGCGAGAACACACTATAAAGGCAAATACTTCATAGTGTTTTACGATGAAGCAGATGAAGAACTTTTGCATATGTTCGACAATGTAAAAGACATTCTGCTTTACCAGGGCAAACCCCTCTCCCGCTCAAATATTAATCTTATTAATGTAGAACTTTATAAAGCGCTCAAACGCAGTGATCATCTCTCTCGGTTCTTGAATGGTGAACTTATGAGAGTGTATATAATTGAAAATGATGAGGAGAATGAATTATGAAATTGGTACGAATTCAATCAACAAGGACAATTAAAGTAACATGTGGACTTCAACACTTAGACGTAACTAATCCGGATGCTCATGTGCCGGATAGACTCAAGGTTAGCGCGGAGTGGCCCAAATGCCAGGTGCTTATTAAGCAAGGGGTTGGCGAATATCCGGCGGAGGTCATTGAGTGGGAAACGGTCAAAGCACTCGTTAAAGATAAGGTCCTCACTATTGGGGAAACTATCGAAGCCGAAACCGATGAGCAAAAGAAAGAAGTAGAAAAGTTCGAACAGGAAAAGAAGTCCATTAAGAAAAAAGAGAAAAAACTTTCTGAACTTACCGAGGAGGCATAACAATGGCTTTTTATACTTGGATAGATTCGGCTACACCTGGAACGAATGTAATGGCTGCGTCGGACTTTAGTTCTGACTCACAACGGTCCGGCGGTTTTACATCCGGCACGGTTGCCAGCTCGATTCGCGTGAATACGGCATTACGACAATCGACTCTTATTACTAATGCTTTAATGAAAGCATTAGGACTTGACACTCTTTCATATACCGATGCTACTGCTACGATCCAAACACAAATCATCGATTTCCTTGATGGCAGAAAAGTTGAAGCGCTTACTACTTTAGACGGTACTGAAACGTCTGCACTTGGATTCAAAATCGGATCAACGAAGTACGAATTTCCGTCTGGTGGTTCGAGTGTAACGGCAAATCCTACGCTCGATGGCACCGAAGCTGCTTTAACAGGGTTAAATGTTTCTGGCACAAAATATTCGGTTCTGAATGAACGTTCTGGAACATTTACTGTAACTGCAGGCGGAAATACATTAAGTGGTGGAAGGTACACAATTGTTGGTCATCAACTAACATTGGTTCTTCCTTCTATGGCTGCTTGGGCGTCATTGTCTCTTGGGACAACGATTACATTAACTGATGGAAGTTCAATTTGGCCCACTTTGGGTGCAATTACTGCCGAAGATGTTTCGATTGTTGGTGCAGACTCGGGTAACGGATATCATATTCCATTTAAAGCTTCAAAGGTAGCATTATCAAGTATGATTGTATTGACAGCCGGTGGTGGTATATGGAGCGATGGAACAAATATAACTGGCATTCCTGCAAACGGAATTTGGTATTATTTGCAGTATTGCAGCAATCCTATTATCACGCTCTATATTTAAAAGGGGTTGATCAACTTGAAAAAACTTTACCAATGGATTTTAAAGTTTAAAACGAATCATCCGGATGCATATAATTTAATCACAAGAGCTCTTTGGACATTCCTTGAAGTTTTCTTGGCGGTTATTTTAGAAGCACTCGTGAAACTTCCGGATTCTTCGATTGAACTAAAAGCAACTTTTATTGTTGCGGTTTCTGCCGGATTGTCGGCTGTTAAAACATTTATTGTTGATTCGATGAAAAAGCGGATCGGGCGCGATGATGAAGGTGATGCATAATGAAGATTTGTCTTGATCCTGGTCATTATGGAAGCAATTACAATCCAGGTGTCGCCGCTGGATATGTCGAAAGCAACTTCACCTGGACTTATTCGTGGCTTCTGAAAGAACGACTTGAAAAGTACAATGTTGAAGTGATTTTTACAAGATACAACAAAGAAGAGGATCTTTCGCTACAACAAAGAGGAAAGAAATCCGCTGGATGTGATCTCTTTATCTCGGTTCACTCAAACGGAGTGGACAATAAACCGGACATGGATGCTGTGTTTACTCATTGGTCTGTTCGAAGTGGGGGAGAGGGAATCGCGAAAAAGATCGGAAATGCTCTCACTGATTTCTTTACTAATGAGTGGGGGTCGATCACCGAGCCATGTATGTATTGCCAAGAAAGCACGAAATATCCAGGATATGACTACTTTGGTGTGCTTAAAGGTGCTGCCAGTGTAGAGGTACCGGCAATCATTGTCGAACACTCATTCCATACTAATCGACGTTATTGTGAATGGGCGATGAAAGATGGCAATCTCGAAAAGATGGCCGATGCTGAAGTACAAGCAATCGCAGAATATTATGAATTGACTGAACCACTTGATGATGATTTCTATTATATCGAACTTAATACTGATCTTCAAAAAGGTGATAAGGGTCAAGCAGTAAAAAGACTTCAAATGAGAATGCGTCAAGTGAGCGCCGAATTTGATCAAGAAGTAAAAGCGCATAGTTTTAAGAATGGTGTTCCGGATGGAAGCTTCGGTGGCAAAATGGTGGAGACAATGAAGAAGTTCCAGAAATATGCAGCTATTCCGGTGACCGGCATGTTGGACGCATCAACAAGAATGGTGCTTAATGAAAATTGCGGACTTGTATATGGCGATCTTCAAGGGGCCAATGCGCAGATTGCGGCGATCCGTAACATTCTTGGTTAAGGAGGCGATCATGTGGAAATGACTACAGAAGAACGACTTGCAAAGCTGGAGACAAATCAATCAACATTGTTTCATTACATTGAAAGCATTCAGACCGAAATGAAAGATATAAGACAACTTGTAACAGCAGTTGAAAAGATTGCTACTAAAGTTGAAGCCATTGAAGGCAAAGTGGATGGAATTGATCAGCGAATGACAAACGTTGAGATCGCTCCGGCTAAAAAGTTTGATAAATATAAAGAGGTAATTGTATCAACGATCATCTCGTTGATCTTAGGTGGATTGTTTGGTGCATTGTTAGCATTAGTGTTGAGGTGAACAAAATGGAGTTTGAAGTAAGAGGAGATTTATTTAGAGTAAAAAAGTTAAGTGCAGTTCGAGCATTGGCGATTAGAAGTCAGGCAGATTTTTCTTCGGTGGAGAAAGCCGAGCAGTTTTTTAATACATTGCTTGAGTGTTTGGAAGTCAAAATCAACGATGTATGGCTTGATGTTAAAGCAAAAGGGTCAAATTCATATTGCCCTATTGAGCTTACAACAAATCCAATGTTTGTGAAAGAACTTTGCGAAACATTTACTGAGAAATACTTATACCCGCTTTTTCACGAATCCAGCGAATCGAGCAGCGTACCTGGATTCAATTCGCTGGAGATGTAACAAATTTAATT